TCTAACTGATAGCACTTCATTAACACCTGGCAAGATTTCAACAGGAAAGCAAATAGCTGTTCAATTACATAGAGGTCGCGCATTTGAGGCAAGAGATCTTGCATCAATCGCTGCGGGTTCTGATGCTATGGCCGCTATTGGTAATAAGCTTGCTGCTTATATTGCCAACCAAAAGCAAAAAGATCTTCTTGCTGGTTTAGAAGGTTGTTTTGGATCTCTTAACGCTAATGATTCAAATAGCGCATTTTTCTCAATGTGCGTTGATTCAGAAAGTGGAGATTCACCAACTGTTTTAAGTCCAAGAACTGTTGCTGCTGCCAGAGCAAAATTTGGTGAGCAAGGCGACAAGTTGACTGCTGTTGCAATACATAGCAACACTTATTACGACTTGGTTGAGCGTAAGTTAATTGATTACGTTTCTACTGCTGATGCTCGTGGTACTACCACAACTCAGTCAGGCGGATCAATGGCTAATGCTTATGGTGGAGACGACAAAGTTCCTACCTTCTGCGGCTTGAATGTATTGGTTTCAGATGATGTAACCAAGACTGGCTCAGGCGCGACTCAAGAGTATGCAGCTTACTTCTTCCAGCCTGGTGCTGTAGGTAGTGGCGAAATGCAAGCGTTAGACATTGAGCAAGATAGAGACATCTTGGCCAAGTCCGACGCGATCAGTTATGACTCTCATTATTGCTATCACCCAGTTGGTAGTAAGTGGGCTGTCACAACAACAAACCCAACTGTTGCTCAGTTAGGTACTGTTGCAAACTGGTCGAAGGTGTATGAAAACAAGAACCTCGGTATTGCTCGCGCAACCGTAGTTTCTAACTACGACTAAGGGGTATTAACAAATGACATCCGTATTTGAAGCCGTAGGCGGCAAGGCGATTGGTTACGTCTCAGGCGGAGCCGTAACACAAGCCACAAACAAGGGAACAGGCGTAACGCTTAACACAACAAGCGGTCAGATCACAATGAACAACGCTGCTTTAGCTGATGCGGCTGAAGTAACTTTCACTGTGACTAATGACAAGGTTGCTGCTACTGATGTAATCGTGGTTAATCACGGTTCAGCAGGCACAGCAGGTGCTTATTGGTTATGTGTTTCAACTGTTGCTGCAGGTTCATTCAAAATCTCAGTTGGAAACCTTTCTGGAGGTTCTCTAAGTGAAGCGATTGTATTGAACTATGCAGTTCTAAAAGGCGCAGCAAGCTAATGGGCTTGTTCGCTTTTAGGCGACTAAGGGAAAGGGAGGCCGCTTTGGCGGCCCCTGCTCCTTTGGCAGCAAAACCTAAGCCAAAGACAAAGACAAAACGTAAACCAAAGCCTAAGACTTATGGCGATCTCGATAGTGGCAACGGTGGGAGCAGCGACCGCAAATAGCTACATCACCTTGACGCAAGCAAATGAATATATTGATGGATTCGTTCAAGACGAAGATATTGTGGCATGGGATGATTCAAGCAAAACAAGCACAGATCAAAAAAATAGAGCTTTATATACGGCAGCTCAACGAATTGACCGTGAAAGATTTTTAGGCGCAAGAGTTAATGACACTCAAGCAATGCAATGGCCGAGGTCAGGGGTAAGAAAGCCAGATACTTACATCAATACTTATGCGACTGGGTTTCCATTCCGAATTGTTGAGGACTTTTTTACTGACACTGAAATTCCAGAGCAATTAAAAAAAGCGCAAGCTGTTTTAGCTTGTTATTTGAATAACAATAAGGAAGCATTAAATCTTACAGGTTTGGAAGCTTATCAACGTGTAGGGGTCGGAGGCATAGCCGTTGAGCCTTATCGTTTTGGTCCTGTTTGGTTTAATAATATTCCTCCTATTGTCGAACGCTATTTCTTAGGGCTTAGAATAAGTGGGCCGAGTAACATAGCAGTAAAACGCAGCTAACCATGATTTATCCAGCAGCAACAATCATCACAGATCAAAACGCACATACAGGACGTTTTGGAAAAGTTCATGCTTTAGCAGATGCATCTTGCACTTTTGTTTCTAGTGATCTTACTGAGAACGGATCTTCAACGATTAATGGGATCACGATGAAAGCAGGATCGGAAATTGAAGGGATTATTATTACTAGCATCACATTGGCAAGCGGCCAAGTTGTTGCATATCGTTTGTAATGTCATTTGCTAATGCCTTACAAAAGGCAATACAGAAAGTAAACCAAATCCCTGGCATTGGGGTTGATGTTACTTATCAACGTGTTTCGACAGGTTCATATAATGCAGCCACAGGAAAGGTTCGAGATTCTTCTACAGATACAACGGTTAAAGGTGTCTTTACAGACGTTAACAATCGGGAGGTAAGTGATTTGGTTCAAGCTGATGATCGTAAGTGCATGGTTGCGGCGAATAGCTTAAGCAATGTTCCTACAACCTTTGATCGAATTGCTTATGGCGGTGTTACTTATCAAATCATTAGTGTTAAGACTGTTTCTCAAGCGGGGATAGACTTGAGCTATGAATTGTTTTTAAGAGCATGACGGAACAATGGGAAATTGAAGAAATACCAGAAAAAGTTGAAGGGCTTTTGGCTGCGTTGCTTCAAAGTACCGTTTTAGAATCTGACGCTCGTTTAAAAGTTGGCACACCTGTTGATACTGGTAGGCTTAGAGCTTCATGGCAAATCTCAAAAGGGGCAGGGAATCCATCGAATCCTATTGATGCAGGAAAGAACAAACAATATGGAGATACTTCACCGCCGCGAATGATTACAGACTCTTCGACTAATGCGGTAAGGATTGTTAGAACAGGGCCAAAAGCAAACTATGACGTAACTAAAAAACATTCATTAGATACGGTCTATACCATTACAAACAATATGGAATACGCAGAGCCAATTTGTTATGGAACAGCTCGACCAGCTTCATGGGTTGCTTCAGGAACAACAGGCAGTTCACAAAACCCACCACCATGGGTCGAAGGAATAGCAAAAGGGATGCAAAAGTATATAGATTACAACTGGGAAAAATTCATAAAGGAAACGAATTAAATGGCTGCTACTAACTTAAATACTGTTCGTTCTACGATTGAAAGCCGCTTGAAAGATGAGCTTGAAACAGGAACGCCACCTGTAACAGTTGTTTTCAATAATGTTCCTGCTATTCCGACTCCCAATAAAAGCTGGTGTCAATGTTCAATGAGTTTTAGTAGTAGCAGCTATATCACTCAAGGAGGGACATCAGGTTCAAGTAATGCTTTAACGGGTTTGATGTCCGTCAATATCTTTACTCCTAGAGGACAAGGGGCGGGTGATAACTATGTGATCGGTAAGCGTGTTAGAGACTTATATAACAGGATAAATATTTCAGGTGTTTACTTTGATCCGCCTATTGGGCCTGAAGTCATGTCATCTCCATCTCCTGAAGGTTACTTTCAGACGCAAGTGCGAGTAACATTTGAGGTAATCGAAGAACTTTAAGCAATGGCTCTTACTGAAGAACAACTTGATGCGGTTGAAGCGGTGAAAGGGAAACGTAACCCTGCGTTATTCGATCCGCGTTGCCAGCAATATTTAGATCAAAAAAAGAATTGCGAGGTTAAAACTGTAGATAAGTCCGATAAGGGCTAAACTTTACACATCATTCCTTTTAATTAAATGGCTCTTTATAGAGGAGAAGAGGGTTCTGTAAAATTTAAGAACTCTGCTGGAACAACGGAAGCTGTTGCACAAACAACTTCATGGAGTCTTGACATCTCTAAAGATGTTCTTGACACAACAACCCACGGAGACACTTCAAGATCTTATGTTGGGTCTTTAATCTCTGGCACTGGCTCTATTGAATTTAACTATTCAGCCGCTTCAGGTAACGAAACTAAAAACCTACTTGATGAGGCTTTAGTTACTGAAGATGCTGGTGATGCTCAGTTTGAACTTTACATAGACACTTCTGGATCTAAAAAGTGGAGCTTCTCAGGAATTATCACTGGAATGAGTACATCAACAGCGATTGGCGACTTAACAAAAGTCACCGCTAACTTCCAGACCTGTGGCGCAATTACTAGCGCAGCGTAGAATCTAAGAACCTGACCTGAATTTTTTATGTCTGCGAATAAAAATCGCACCGTTGATTTGCTCTGCGGTGCTTTTGACCTGAATGATCGCCGTAAGTTTGAACTAACAGATTCAAAAGGAAATCACGTTGTTGATCTTTACTTTAAAGCGATTACCCGTGCTGATCGTGTCTTGTCGATGAAGTCGGCGGGTGATGATGCTTTAAAAGCAAGCACTCAACTTCTTTGCATCAAAGCAGAATTAGAAGATGGAACCAAAGCTTTTTCTCCAGGCGATGCAATTAAATTGCAAAGAGAATTACCTGAGAAAGTTTTAAATGAGCTTGAATTGTTCTTAAACGGATTAGAAGAAGGAGCAGAGATTGGCGAAATAAAAAAGCTTTAGAAGAAGACGAATGGTTTTTCTTTGAGTTCTTCTTGGCGACAGAATTGGGAATGACTGTTGGAAGGTTGCGAAATGAAATAACTGAGGCTGAGTTAATAGCTTTTGCGGCTTATTACGAGTTAAAATCTGACTACGAGAAGCGATCAAGCTAGAATCTTTGCATGGCTGAATCATTAGTAAAATTTAAAGTTGACGCGAGAGACGCGATAAGAAAGATTCGTGAATTAGGTAATGCAACAGGACGTTTAGCGAAGCAAAATTTAGCAGCTAAGAAAAGTTTCGGCGGTCTTCAAGGTGTATTAACAAAATTAGCTTTAGTTGAAACAGGACGGCGCATGACCAACATGGCCGCATCCTTTAAGCAAACGCAAATCAGATTGAGGCTATTGACAAAGGAATATGGTGAAAATGAAGCAGCGCAAGATTTGTCAGCAAGGGCAGCAAAGAAATTTGGTTTAAGTCAGACAGAA